CCTTGACCTTGACCTTGACCTTCTTGGTCTTGTGGCCGGCCTGCCCGGCGTCGGAGGACGAGTACAGGGAGCCGGTCTGCGGGTCGTAGGTCCAGTCGGTGACGTTGCCGTCGGCGTTCCACTGGATGCTGCGGGGGTTTCCGCCGAGGCGGCTGATGGTCTCTTCGGCGATGGCGCGGGAGCGTCCGCGCTTCGATGCGGCCAGCGGGATGTAGGCCTCGCCGCCGGTCTCGTCCTCGGCCCAGACGCGCCAGGCGCCGGCGGGGGCAATCTGGGCGGTGTGGTTCTCGCGGACGCCGCGCCGGTTGGTGCCGCCGTTGGCGTAGAAGTCGAGGACGCTGCCGCGGGCCTGGGGGGCCTGGACGTGGTCGGGAACACCGTTGGCGTCCCGGTCGGCCTTGGTGGACCGGTAGGAGAGGTAGACGCCGACGGTCTTGCCGTGAATGTTGTCGATGGCGTTCTGGATGATGCGGGCGTTGTACGTGGCGTTACCGGTGGGGACGGTGATGGTAACCGTCTTGCCCTTGGTGTTCTTGATTTTGAAGCCGAGCGCTTCGAGGTTCTGGCGGGCTTCGCCGGTGGGCGCCTTGATGCTGAGCGTCTTGCCCTTGGTGTTGCGGACCTTGTCCTGGATGGTCTGCAGTTCGGCCTTTGCCTTGCCGCTCGGGGCCTTGATGTCGAGGGTCTTGCCGTTGGTCTCGCCGAGCTTGGTGATGAGCTGGTCAAGTTCCGCGCGGGCCGCCTTGGTGGGGGCGGTGATTTTGTACTCGCGGGTTCCGGGGATCAGTTTGATCTTGTAGCCGATGTCCTCGAGCTGCTTCTTCGCCTCATCGCCGAGGGCGTCGACCTTGATGGTCTTCGCTTTTGGAAGGCGTTCGAACTCGGCCTGTACCCCGAGGAGCTCGGCGAGGGCGGTGTCGACGCCTTCGGTCTGCAGGAGGATCGACACGCGACCGGGGATGAGCCCCATGGCGTCTGCGATCTTTCCTGCTTCTTTCGCGCCGATGTCGTAGCTGCCGAGCAGGTCAATCGCCGATTGCCGGGCGTTCTTCATCTCCTTCGTCGCGGCCTGGATGGACTGGGGAACGGTCTTGCCCTGCGACTGTGCGAAGTCGTAGGCGGCGACTGCTGCGGACGAGGAGCTGTCGGCGATGGTGTCGAGGGTGGAGAACAGCTGCTGGCCGTTCTTCGTGGTGGTGTCCAGGGCGCCGTTCGCGCCGATCAGGGCCTTGCCCCAGCCGTCGGCCTTGTCGACCCCGTCGGCCATGGCCTCGTTGGCGTTGGTGATGGCTTCGTTGACGCGGGCCTGGGCGGCCTGCAGGCTGACGCTTCCGCCGGACAGAAGGTCGAGGGCGTCGCGCAGCGCCCGGGTGCGGGAGTCGGCGTCCGCGGTCTTGTCGGCCAGGGCCCCGACAGCGTCCTTGAGGCGGGTGTACGCCGAGGTGTCCCCGGCGCCCTTCACGCCTTCGTTGAAGGACTTGGCGTCGGCGGCGGCCTTCTGGAAGTCGCCACCCAGCGGTCCCAGCGCCTTGCTGAGATCGCTTGCTGCCCGGCCCTGGGCGGTGAACGCCTCTGTGGCCATGCCGTTCTGGTCCATGGTGCTGAACTTGGAGGCCTCGGCTGTGGCGGCGAGTTCCTTCTGCAGCTTGCTGAGCGAGGTCCCCTGGTTGGTGTACGCGTCGACGAGCTGTGACATGGGGACCTTCGCCTTGCGGGCGAGGTCGACGAGGCGCTGCTGCCCGTCCAGGGTCGTCTTGACCTTCGTGCCCATCAGGTTCTCGGCCGCGATGGCCCGGACGTTGTCGTCTACGGCGCCGTTGGACTCGCGCAGGGCTTGGGTGAGGCTGGAGATCTGCTGCTGGTGCTCTGCCGCGGCGGCGGCGGCCTTCTGCTGGCGGCTGGCGAGCATGCCCAGGCCGACGGTGGCGGCGGTCAGGGCAACACCCCAGGGGCCGCCCATGACGCCCATGAGTCCGCTCATTGCGGACCGCAGTCCGGTTCCGGCGGCTGCGGTGACGCCGCGCAGTGCCCCGCCGAGCCCGGTTGCCCCTGCGGACGCGGTACGGAAGCTGGCTCCCATCTGCCCGATGAGGGGGACCCTGGTCTGCAGGACGGCGAACGCGGCGCCGTACCGTCCGATGGATGCGCCGGACGCGGCGGCCAGGGCGCGCTGCACGGCCATCTGCTCGTTCAGCGACCGGTAGGCGCCGGTGAGGCGGCCTCCGACGCTTCCGGCGACGCCCTGGGCGATGGGGCCGACCCGGCGCATGAGAAGCATTGCGAACACTGCGGCCTGCACGGGGCCGGGCAGGTCCCCGAACATGGACACGAGGCCGCCGACCATGTGGCCGATCGGGCCGAGAACTCCGGAGAGGGAGGCGATGGCGCTGACGGTGGCGTCGAGAACGTAGACAAGGGTGTCCAGGGCGGTGGCGGCTCCACCGCCCCCTGAGGCGACGTCCCCAAGGGCGGACGCGACCGGTTCGACGCCCTCGATGAGGTTGTGGAAGATTTCCGCGCCGGCCTTGGCAATGTTGATCAGTACGTGGAGGGCGGAGGCTGCTGCGTCAGCCCCGAACGCTTTGAACGCCTTCCCCATGCCGGACGCGGCGTCGCCAATGCCGTCGAACTGCCGCCGGGCTGCCGCGGCAAGGCTCGGACCGAACAGGGTGGCGACGTCGTTGAAGTACTGGAAAAACGCCTCGATCTTCGGGGTGGCCTTGGACAGGCTGTTGGTAATGCCGCGGGTGAGGAACTCGAGGCCGGGTGCCATGCCGTCGTAGATGGCAAGGCCGGTCTGCCGGGACTGGGTTTTCAGCTGGAGCATGGCGCCCGCGAGGCCCTTGCCCTTGGCTTCGGCGATCTGCGCGGCGGCCCCGGTCGACGACACCGCCTGCATCAGTGCGTCGAAGGAGTCAGTGCCCTGGTGTGCCAGGGCGATGGCCCCGGACATGGCCGGCTTGCCCATCGACTTCTTGACGGCGGCCGCGAAGTCCTGCTGCGTCATTTTGTGCTGCGCCTTGGACAAGCCGTCGATGACGTACCGCAGGCCCTTGAAGTTGCCCTGGGCGTCCCACGCCTCGATGTTCATGGCCTTGAGGCCCTGGATCATCTGCGGGGTGGGGGCGGCCAGGTTCGCCATCATGCCGCGCAGCGTCGTACCGGCGGTCTGGCCGAGGATGCCCGCCTTGCCGAGCATGCCAACCGCGCTGGCGGCTTCCTGCATGTTGACGCCGAGGCCGTGGGCGACGGGGCCGGCGTACTTCATGGCGTAGTAGATGTCGATGATGTCGCCGGATGCGGCGTTCGCTGTCGCAGCGAGGGTGTCGGCGGCGACTCCGGCCTGGTCGGCGCCCATCCCGAACTGGTCCATCATGTCGCCGAGGTACTTTGCGCTGTCGGCGGCGTTGACCTGCGCGGCACTGGCGAGGGTGAGGCTGGCCCGTGTGGCGCTGATCGCCTGGTCGGTGCGGAAACCGGCCTTGGCGAGTTCGACCATGGCGTCGGCCGCTTCGGATGCGGTCGCCCCGGGCAGGGACAGGTCGTTGCCCAACTGGTTCGCAGTCGCCGAGGCGCGCTGCATCTGCATCCGGGTGGCCCCGGTCACCGCACCGAACGTGTTCATCGACTGCTGGTACTCGTTGCCGTGCTTGATCAGCTCGCCGATGCCCATGACGAGCGCACCGCCGGACAGCAGAGCGGCTGCGCCCATGAGCTGCTGGCGGAGCCGTCCGGTGTCGCCGGCCATGCGGCGCAGGCTGCCGTGGTCGTTGATGCCCCGCATGTGGGTGGAGGCCCGCTGGGCGGCCTGGGCCAGGCGCAGCAGGTCACGGACGGCGGTGTCGATCTGCCCGGACATGCGGGCGAGCTGCCGTCCGGTGGTGCGGGAGTTGTCGCCGAGGGTGTTGACGTGCCGGTGTGCGGTGCGGGCGGCGTCCCCGTACCGGTTGAGCTGACGACCTGCGGTGCGAGCGTCGTTGCCCAGGCTGTTCAGGCGGCGGGCGGTGGTCCGCGACGTTGTGCCCAGGGTGCGGATGTGCCGGGTCGCGGTCTGCGACGCCTGGCCGAGTTCGCGGATCTCCGTCTTCGCGGTGCGGGCGGCGGTGCCGAGGGAGCGGGCGTGCTTGGCGGCGGACTTGAGGGACTGGGCGAGGTCGTTGCCGTGGCCGCGCAGGTCCACGGACAGGTTCCAGTTCGCCACCGTGCCGCCCCCTCTCCTGTCGTCGTTCAGTCGTCGTCGGTGGTGCCGCGCCGTTTCCCGGCGTTTTCGCGCTGTACTTCGATCGCTGCTGCTTGTGCCGCAGGAATCAGTGCGATCTTGATTCCGTTGTTGTCGGCGTCCTTGTCTCCTGCGAGTTCGGCCTGCTTGTCGGCGATGACCTGGCAGCCCACGCACCGCTGGACGGTGACGGCGTAGGCGTCTTCCTCGCCCGGGTGGCCGTGGTCCCAGTCGTCGTACCGGGTGCCGCACTGCGGACAGACGCTGCGCTGGTAGTCCCGGAACGCGAGGGCTTTGGCCCGGTCGCGGGACGTCCAGGTCCCGTCACCGATGCCCCGGAACAGGCTGTGCGGGATACCCCACCGGTCGCAGAGCTCGAGTTCGCCACGGAGACGCTCATCCGTGCTCAGCCTTTTCCCAGGTCCATGCGGGTCGTCTCCTGGACGTTCCACGCGGCGTTGAACAGGGCGGCAGCCTCGGCTTCGGACCAGGTGTCGAGGTACTCGCGGGCGTCCTCAACCGGCATGCCGTCGGCAGACGCGGCAGCGATCAGTTCCGGGCCGAGCGTTTCGACGTTGAGGTCGTGGCCGTCCTCGGCCTGCTCCTCCGTCGCCGGGTGCGCCTTCTTCAGCGCCTCGAACTCGAGCCGGGGCAACGCCTGGAACCGCAGGACGATCGACGCCTCGTCGAACGCGGCCTGCGCGGCCGCGACGTCCAGCTCGGCCTCGGCAACCGCCTTCGCGACGCCCTTGTCGTCGGGATGATCCGCCGCCTCGGACTGGATGCGGCGCAGCGCGTACCGGGCGGACTCGAGAGCAGCCTTGATGTCGAGGTCGTCGCAGATCGTCAGCGATGCGGTGTGCCGGTTGCGGTTGCGGAGCCGTTCGCGGGTGGCAGCCCAGTGGGCGTCCTTCGCGACGGCAGCAGCGGGCGGGGCGGCGGTGGTCTTGGCGGTGGCAGGCATGGGATGGTCCTCCATCAGAGGGGAAGGGGACCCGGCCGGGCGCCAACGGGCGCCCCTTCCCGAACACGCGTCGGGCCCGACCGGGAGCTGTGGGGAGGTCGGGTCAGGTCGCCGGGATCGTCGCGTTCAGCAGCGGACGGTCCGTGATCGAGAACTTGACCATGAGCTTCGCGGCCTCGTTGTCCGCGGTGACTGCGGACGAGTTCGATGCGACACGCACCGGGTACACGTCGAGGCCCTTGGTGCTGGGCGCCTTGCCCTTGCGGGCGATCAGGATGAATCCCTCGGTGCCCTTGGCCAGGTCGGTCTCGATGGTGTCGGTGACGTCGTCCTCGTAGAACGTCAGCGAAGAGTCCGCTGCGGAGTCGTCGCCGGGGATCTTCGACACGAACGTGGAGTCCATGTCGGGGGTTTCGATCTCCTGGTTCTCGATGGAGAACCCGTCGACTGCGGCGATCTGCTTCGTGTAGTCGGTCGCGCCGGTGATCTCGGCAACCGTCGGCATGTACGTCGTGGACGCGATCGTCTCGGCGAACAGGATCTTTGTTACGCCCTTGCGGTTGAACCTGGCCATGCTGGGGCCCCTTTGAATCTCACGCGTGTGTGGGAGTCGGCCACCGAGTGGTGGCGCGTCCGCGCTGGGGCCGCCGCGGTGCGGTGAAGCAGCCTGAACTGTCAGGCAGGGGTCAGATCGAATCTGAACCTGATCACGTAACTGATGATGGCATCGGTCGGGTCGTTCGTTCCCCCCGGTTCGACGTCGACCTCCCGGCACATGACCTTCACGCCCGGCACCGTGAGCGGGCTGGACCACTGGCCGGTGCTGGCGTCGCGGGCGAGGATGGCGCGCTTCGCCTTGTTGACGAGCCACTCCGCCTGGTCGACGGTGCCAGCCGAGCCGGGCTTTGCCGGGTCCGGGCCGGACACGCAGGTGAGTTGATAGACGAACGAGGCGTCCTCGTTCTCGTCGGCGAGTGGCGCCCCACTGGTGGTGCCGTCCAGGGAGTACAGGAGGTAGTACGGGGGCTTGGCTTCCGGCATGCGGCCACGACCCACGGGCATGCTGGTGGCGGACGTCAGAAGGGCGACGAGCGCGGCGGTGAACGGGCGGCGGTCGATCATCCCAGGACCTCCGTAAGCGCGAACCGCATCTCCATCATCAAGGTCGCCCGATGTACGGGACAGCCGGGCCGACGTGCGGGAACGGCGGCTGGTTGTAAACGCGTCCGAGACTGTCCGGGCCGACGAACCCGAACTCCAGGCGCCGGCCTTGGGGGGCGTTCGTGCCGATGGTGCACATCGCGCCGTGCGGTAGACGGTGGGTCGTTGTCTCCCAGGAGTTGCGGTAGGCGCCGGTGATGACGTTCGGTCCGGGCCGGCCGGAGGCGTTGCCGCGGATGCGGGCGCGGCCGAGCTCTCCGGTGTGCCGGACGGCCTTCTCGATGGCGGGTCCGATCCGGGTGGCGGCGTGGTCGAGGCGGTCGGCGAGTTCGTCGGGGGTCACGGGGTCACCTGCCGTTCGGCCTGGTTCTGGTCGAGCGGGGTGATCCGCACGACCTCGGTGGTGGCGGCCCGGCCGGGGTCCTGGCAGATCCAGGTGCGCCCGATCAGAGCGGCCATGGCCGGGTTGTGGACCTGAACGACGCTGACGGTGGCGTCTTTCGGGGCGATCGGCGCCTCGAGCGGCGTGAACAGCCGATACCTCGACTTCGTCTCCTGCACCCACGGCTGGGTCGCGTTCGGAGTCGCGGAGATCTCCGACTGGGCGGTTCCGCCCTGCACGGCTCCGGCACCCTCGTAGAGCACTTCCCCTTCGGGGTACTCGAGCTGACCGGTGTCCTCGTTCAGAACCGGGTTATCGGTGGAGGGCAGCGTGATGCGCACGGTGTCGATGAGGAGGTTGTCGGCGATCCACGTGACGACTCCGGCGAGGGCATCGTCGAGTCCGGCCATCAGGCTCTCCCCTGCGCCCAGTCGGCGAGCTGGGCGAGCATGGCCCGGGTCAGTTCGTGGCGGCTGCCGTCGAGGTCGTCGCGTTCCAGCGCGGCCGCTTCCAGGCGGGCGGGGTCGATGTTTGCGAGATACGCGGCGACGATCTGCCCGTCGTCCTGCCCGGCATCGGCGACGGCCACGTGGGCGAGCCCGTCGAACACGGCACCACCGGACGGAGTGGCGTACAGGGCGAGCAGCGGCGGCTGACCTGCCCGGTGCTCCAGGGTGTAGCCCTGCACCGCCTTGCTGATGTCGCTGCCGTCGACAGTGATGCTCGCGGTACCGCCATCGGCTGTGATCTGCACCCGGCGGGGCTCGTCGGCCATCGTCGGGGCGGTCATGCAGTACTGCCCTTCAGTTCCGCAACTGCTTCGCTGAGCAGACGCTCCTGCTCCGACCATCCGCCCCAGCTCGGATCAGGCTCCAGAGGAACGATTTGCCGGACCCACCGCTGGTACATCGCGGCGTCTCGCATTGTCTTCTCGTCTATGACCTTGCTACCGGTCTTGTCCACGTAAAACTCGGTGAACCCGATGATGTGAGCGTTCTCGCTCTCACCTCTGACATTGCACTCGACCGTGATCGTCTTCCGTGCGACGCGCTTCGGGTCGAGGCCGTTAGCGG